AAATGTGACATTCTTTTGCTGGATCCATACAAAGAGTAATCANATCCTNTTCATATCCAATTCTAATTGTGGAAATAAATGAAAAGGATGTTTGTGATGCACATTCAAATTTTTTGATGAACCACACGCTTCACACACAGGATGAAATTTCAAATGTAGTTTTTGCACACCTGGCCATTTTGGACTTCTTGCCATACCATGGCCAACGTGTGCATCTCTATCTTCGGTTTTAGCTAAATTTGGTTTTCTTGCCATCATAATCTCCTAGGGGTTTAAATCCCTATGTAGGAGATTACAATGCTTCTGCCAACTCTTGTTCAGCCAAAATACGTTTCAACCTGTCTGCACAGAAACTTGCTGCAGGTGCATCAGGTTTAACCATTGGTGTCACATTACATGTACCTTTGATATAACCAATCGCTTGCTGCACAACACAAGAACTTCCGTGTTCATCTGATTTGTTCAAGTCCAGGTGAACTTCAACATGGCGGTCTTCAAGTACATCAGACATTGCTTGGAACAATTCTGAAACTTTATAGACTTCTGTCATCAGACGCATAGCAGGTTTGCTTTTCTTGTGGTCGTAATCCAATTCACGGTTTACATAACCGAAGATTTTACAACCGTGGCGGCCATCAATATGAACAACAACAGCTAATGCGTAATCTGCATACCATACACCATCAACACGCAATCTTTCTGAATCCGCACCAAGATAGATTTTAGTATCTGGTCCTTGATCCACAATGAACTGCTTCACTTTTTCAATATCAAAATCTTTCATATTACACCACCTTTTTTAATTGGCATCCCGAGAAGGATTTGAACCTTCAACCTTCGGTTTTGGAGACCGCTGCGCTGCCAGTTGCGCCACCGAGATATTTACTCTTTTCAACTTCTTCAAGTGCTTTCTCATCACTCTCTAGGTCACGACCAAAAATCATGTCCCATCTTTTTTTATATTCATCATCAGAGACACTGAACGGTCTTGGTGAAGAACCTTTACCACCATCACTCATATTTAATACTCCTAAAATTGGTGCGCCCTGAGAGAATCGAACTCCCACTCCTAAGTTCGTAGCCTAGTGTAATATCCATTTTACTAAAGGCGCAAATTGGTGGTCATAAGTGGTACCGAGCCACTCTCGTCGGCTTATGAGACCGCTACGCATCCGTCTACGTCATATGACCTAAAAATAACAGAGTAGTTTTTTGCTTTTTTTCCATAAAAGTTTTTTGATTGCTGAACCTACTCTAAAACTGGCTCCTCAGACTGGGATCGAACCAATGACCGAACGGTTAACAGCCGTTTGCTCTACCGCTGAGCTACTGAGGAATAAAATAACAGGATGCTTTTTTACGGTTTGAATTAAAAGTTCAATGTATAAAATTTGCTGAACGCATCCTAAAAACTGGTCTCGGTAGAAGGAATCGAACCTTCGCCACATGGTCCCAAACCATGCATGATACCATTTCACCACACCGAGAAAACTGGAGCAGACACTACGATTTCCGCGTAGATAAAAGGTGGACCCTTCTATTGTTAAAAAACGTCTGCATAAAACTTGGTGCCCCACGACAGAATCGAACTGCCATCACAGGATTACAAAACCAGTGTACTGCCATTGTACTAGTAGGGCTAAAATTGGTGGAGGATAAGAGAATCGAACTCTTATAAACAGCTTGCAAAGCTGCCGTAATGCCATTATACTAATCCCCCGAATAAAGACAAGCTACTGGGTTCCACGCCAGCCCTTGATTGAGCAGTTACGCTGTCCACCTCCATTTATTCTCTAGTCTGTGTGCAGTTAAGGTTCTGCCTATCAGAGTCTGAGGTGTACAACCCCTCGCTAACGGTTTTCTGCCACCGGATCTCTATCGCTAATCAAACGCTACTTTAACGAAAGTAGTAACGAGATTGGTGGAAGCGGTTGGATTTGAACCAACGTGCTTTTTAGGGAACAGATTTACAGTCTGTCGGTTTCAGCCACTCACCCACACTTCCATATCCTGGTTCTTTCGAAAAGAATTGAACTTTTGTCTATCGGTTATCAGCCGATTGCTCTGCCATTGAGCTACGAAAGAATATACTTGGCGGTTCCAAGGGGTAACGATCCCCTTCTTTATGCGTGACAGGCATATGTGCGTCCATGAACACTTTGAAACCTTATTTGGTGCCCTAGGGGAGACTTGAACTCCCAGAACCTGGTTTCTAAGACCAGTATGTATACCAATTCCATCACCAGGGCAAAATTCTTGGTAGGGGCACAGAGAATCGAACTCTGATTAATAGGTTAAAAGCCTACTACTTTCGCCGTTAAGTTATACCCCCAAATATTATTTGTTTTGCTGACGCACTGTTTGCTATGTCTCGACGGAGTTGGCGGCCGCTCTACCGTTTATTGACATAGTTACTCAGAGTTGACGTTTACCCCATGGCTTACGACAGCAAAACAAATAACACTACCATATAGAAACACACTAACTACTACGCTGCCAACGATTTACATTACGCGGAAAATATGTTTTTATATGGTACTCCCGAACGGTTTCGATCCGTCTTTTCCGCCTTGAAAGGGCAGCGTCCTAGCCAGTAGACGACGGGAGCACAAATTACACTTACTTTTTAAAGAACTTGTTGATTTCTCAACGTATGCATGGAGTATAACACAACCACACTTTTTGTCAACACTTATCGGTACATTGTTGTAAAAATACAACAACTAATTTTGGAGTAGGTGACAGGAGTCGAACCTGCATTAAACGGATTTGCAATCCGGAACCTAACCATTCGGTACACACCTACATAACTTTTCTTACAATTTGGCGGAGAGTGTGGGAGTCGAACCCACTCGCCCCTTTCGGAGCGTCGGATTAGCAATCCGGTGCCTTACCATCCAGCCCACTCTCCAATTTTTGGAGGAAAATCACAGAATCGAACTGTCACCCCGTCAAGAGTGGACCGGATTTCAAGTCCAGTTAGCTTCCAAAGCATCGATTTTCCAATTATGTTCCACGATAATATTTTGCCCTTGGTCTTCCTTGTTTCTTATTTGCACCTTTCCAAGTTGCAGTTAAAGAGTGACAGCTAGGACACAAAAGTTTTAAATTATCTTCTTTGTTGTTGGTGTAATCACCATCAACATGTTCCAATTCTAACGGTATTTTGTCAGTAAATGTGTTTTTTTTAGACCAACCACACTCACAACATTTGTTTTCATACTTTTCAAAAAGATAACGTCGTATATGATGTGATGTTGAAGTTTTACCTCGCATTCCATCATGGTTACCCAATTTCCATTGTTTGATAAATTCTTTATATTGATAATCATTTTGGCATTTGACATCACAATATTTTTTATTTTGTGAGGGATAAGCATCAAATTCTTTATCACAACACAAACACTTATAAGTTTCCATATAAATCTCCTTCAATATTATTTATACCGATAGTGATTTATACAATCGCTCATTACCATATAGAAACACTCTTATTCTCCATACCTTCTTGGGGATCAATCCAAGGTCTTACTTCACAGAACCTGCGTCCAGTTTAGAATGTTTTTATATGCCATATTGAAACACACTTTCTGCGGATTCTCACCGCCGATTATCCATCACTCTTTCGACTCTTACCCCTCTACGGGTTGCTTTCTAGATTGCCGGCCGGACGTGCTAGAAAGTTACTGGATTTTAAAATATGTTTCAATATGGCAGGGGATACAAGAATCGAACTTGTACTAAGAGATTCAAAGTCTCCTGTGCTACCACTACACAAATCCCCAACAAATTACACTTACTTTTTAAAGAACATGATTGATTTCTCAACCGAAGAACCTAGTGTAACAGAAGTCGATGCATCTGTCAACACATTTGTTGTATTGGAACAACAAAAAACCCCACTTTTTTAGGGTGGGGTTTGTGAATTCTGATTTAGTTTTCGTACTCTATTATCGTCCTCCACAACCCCCTACATGCGCCCATGGTTGATTATCGCTACCAATAAACGGTGTGCGATACTCACAGGCTGACAATAAGGACTTGAGGAACTGAGACACTATAACTCCAAAAAAAATTTAACTATAACTCTATATATACAACTTATTTAGTGGATTCTAAAGTTTTCCACTTTATTTCTTCATATTTTGCAGGTTCTTCTGGATTTTTAAATTCTTCAAAGACTTCCCACAACTTTTCTTCAACTGAAAATTTTGTAACGAGACTGGTCTCCAGTCCGTATGCTTCTATCTCCCATGGATGAAACCAGTAATCTAAATTATCTGAATCAATTTCTTTCTTATGCCAAACACTTAAAGATGCATTCGTATGTTGATATGCGAATTGTTTCACATGGACCATTTCATGAGCCATTGTTCTAAACAAAGCTGGTGCACCAATTCCTGGTTTTATGTTGATTAGAAATTCTCTAGGTTTCCTACTTGTTTCATAATCAGCAACTTCACAACTTCCGTGATTATCTAATGTTTTATCAAACTTGACTAAAATATAAATGTGTGGAGATAATTGTGGTGAGAATAAATTTTTAGCGAAGAAGTGGGCGGCCTTTTTTAGATAAGGTTTGAATTTTTCATCAGGACAACCAACAATCTTCAAATACATAGGCACCCCATTTGTTCATAATTATTTATTAGAATCTGACCAAACACTAACTCCACATTTCATCAAAAAAGCAACACCAGATTCATCACGATAAGGTTCTCCAAAGTAAACTTTCTTGATACCTGCTGTGTATATCTGTTTAGCACAATGAATGCAGGGAGCGTGCGTTAGGAACATTGTGGCACCATCTCCAGACTCGGAAGACTTAGCCAATTTAGCTATTGCATTCGCCTCCGCATGGATAACTTCATCTTTGGTTACTAATGTTGGATTGCCATTGAAATCCAAACCAAAATAATTCTCACATTCATTTGTCCACCCTGCGGGCATTCCATTGTAACCAATAGAAATGATTCGGTCATCTTTCACAATGATGGCACCTACTTGTAGGCGCCTTGCGGACGATAGTTGTGCAAACCGTTTTGCTACATCCATGTACGCATCAATAAATTTTTGTTTCATAATATTAATGTACTTCCGGGTATTCTCCTGAACCTAGGACACAAGCATATTTTGCATCATATTCAACTAAGGTCCATGTTCTTGTTTTTGCATTTTCTAAGAATGCTATTAATGTTGGTTTTCCATCTATTGCTAAATCATTTGGTGCAATACGAAGTATTTTTTCTCCAAATATCTTGTCTAGTCCCATTAAAAGTGTTTTTGTATCTGCACATTTAATCGGTTTCTTTGCATCTATGAATTTTATATTATCTAAACCAGCATCTTGGCCATGACTAATGGCAACAGTCACACATAATAAAAGTCCCGTTACCATCTTTTTCATGTTATCTCCTTGATAGGTTGGTACGCCAAGTAGGAATTGAACCTACACTCAGTCGATTATGAGTCGAATGCTTTACCATTAAGCTATTGGCGCGTATTGGTCCGGCGTACAGGAATCGAACCCATATTCGCGGTGTAGAAGACCGCTGTATTATCCATTATACTAACGCCGGGAGATTTATTTATTACTCTTTCGTAATACCTTTGTCATAATCAATCTTGTTGACAAATTCAAGTTTTTGTTCAACAGTCCATTCTTTCAAATAATCATTATCTACATCGAACAATTTCACATATTCTTCTTGTGAGATTTCACGCTCAGAAGTAATTACTTCATCCACATGATGTTGTGAGAATTCTTTCAATTCACTATTACATAGTCCAAAGACAACTTCATCGGCTGCATGTTCAGATTCAAGAGCTTCCACAACATAACGCATACGAAACATAGAAATAGTTTCGACAATAAAAAGTTTCTTATCAGCCATTTTTCACTTTCTCCAATGAGTCTTTACGAATCCGATATAGTTGTTGAATTTTTTTATCCGAAGGATCGAATTTGGATACAGGTAAGAAATCAACACCGTCAATCTGTTCGACACCCCAAGACGGATATGTCCAATAGAACTCTGACGGGTTCAATTTGTTACGCATTTTGATTGGTTTTTGTTCAAGAGTTTTCATAATGAGTGCATTCTAACACAAAAAGGGGGCTCTGTCAAGCCCCCTATCCTAGATTACCAATTTTTTCTGGAATTCTTCTTGTCAAATTGTCTTTCCAACTTCTCCACATCGTGGATACTTGTAGGATGATTTGCAAGAATGTATTGCTCTAGAGCATTTCCATAGTTTTGTAAATGGTTCAGTTCTTGGAATTTTTCTTGGATAAATCTGAAAATGGTTCTCATTCTGATTTGTCCTTGATGCCAATTTTCTTAATGGCATCTTGTGCTTTAACAATGTTTTCCAACCAAATTTTAAGCATACCGTTTACCAGTTCTGCATCTTTGATTTCAACTTTGTCATTCAAAGTAAAAGCACGTTCGAATGCACGGTTCGCAATACCTTTGTAAAGGAAATTTTCGCCGTCTTCATCTTTGGTGGAACCTTTGACTAGAAGTTTGTTTCCGTCCATAGTAATCTCAAGGTCAGTCTTAGCAAAACCAGCAACTGCCATTTCAATGACGTACTTGTTTTCTTTTACTTGCTTGATGTTGTATGGGGGATAACCAACAGCTTTCTGTGTTTGTTCGGCAGTTTTACGCAACATATCCATTGTTTCGTCAAAGCCGATTGTGAAAGGTTGAAGTTTACCAAAAAGGTCAGTACCAAATACATCTTTCATGTATGTCATATTTTTCTCCTAAAAGCGAGTTAATAATTTGTTACCCCGAAGGCGTAACGATAATCCTGCTTACTTAATACAGGGCCAACTAACGGGTGACAGTGCAATTGCCCGGACGCCTTTTACCGTAGCATCAAACAGCCCTAAGGTGGGCAAAACTGTGACAGTTATTTACTAGGATGCCGCCTAGTTCCCATCCCTGAGATTCCTATATTTATATCTTTTTCTTTGTTCCAATGTTATATTTCGGTGTTAATTGCCACTCATTCTTTTCTTTATGTGACAGTATCTTAATCTGCGAAATGAAAATTGGTTCAGGTTGTTGTACTTGCGATTCATTAACAACTTTGACTAAACCCCAATCTTCCAATAGAAGTGCAATAGCATTCCTACGAGACAAGTCATTTTCAGATAAATCTGTCGGTTTCCCGTCAAGTGCAAAGAGTTCTTTAAAATGTACAATGTAATATTTGCCTTGTTTGTGTAAGATATGGCAAGACTGGAATAAAGTTTTATCTTTCTTTGAAGCTACTCCTATTCTTGTCAATGTCTCTCTTACCTTCAAGAAATCGTCTGGTTGGGTTAAAGTTACTTCAACTAAGTCCTGTATTCCTATCATTGTGTTCTCATTTCTTATTTTTATTAAACGATGAGTTATTTATGAATGGTGTTCCTTTAAGTATAACAAAACATTTTTTATATCTTCTATTGCGTATTTTACTTTTTTATACCACCAGTGTCCGTTAAATTTCTAATGACATTTAACTGTTCTTCATCCAATATTCTCAAAGCTTCTTTGGCTTTATCATTTGAATAACCGAAGTATATCTTCACACACTCCAAATCTTTTAATGCCTCGGATTTTTGCCAAGGCTGAAATTTCCGTTTCATTGGTCTAATTGTGTTTAACAAGTAATGATATTGCATGTCTTTATCAATACTGGGATTGATGTTCATTTCATTGACATACAGTACACAGTCCATGTGATAGGACAAAGAGCGGTTAATAAGGAAAGGTTTGTAATCTTCATGGGATTCACCCTTGAAAACATCTTTTTTGGTTTGAAGGATAGAAGGAATTACTTCTTTAAATAAGTCAGGCATTATTTGAACTCACAGTCAACCATGATTTCAGTCAGGCAAGCAATCATATTAATCTCATGGTCTGCAACAAATGCAGATTGATATTGATACTTAGCCAGATGTAGGACTAACTGCGGAACAGAGTTAGGTTGCAACAACTCATAAAGACCATCATACATTTTGCGATAGATTTTTGTAGGATCATTGTCCAAGTTTTGTGTAACCCATTTACGAGCCGATGCAAAGTCTTTTTCTTTCAGTGCCTTAATCAAGTCTTTCAGTTGAACATCCGCAACTGCACCAAGAGCACCTTTGTCAATAACACCAGAGATAGAAAATCTTTGAAGTTCATTCAAAATCCTACGATTATCTGGAAAGTGTTTAGAGATGATTGCAGCAACAACCTCTTTATCGTACTTTACATTTTCAAGTGTAAGGATACTTTCAACACGTTTGAAAAATCTAGTCGCCATGGCGGCTTTAGAACCGTTCAGTTTAAAGTCAATACAGGTGCAACGAGAATGAATCGGTTCCATGATCCGATTCTTGAAGTTACAAGTGAAGATGAAGGAACAGTTGGATGCAAATTCATCAATCACTCCACGAAACGCAGGTTGAGTTGAATTTGGATTTAGGTAGTCCGCTTCATCTACGATAACAACTTTGCGGCCGCCCATCAAGGACATTGACGAGGCATAATTCTTAATCTTGTTTCTTAGAACATCAATACCTGAATCATCGGAACCGTTAATGATGATGTAATCACAACCAACTTCCTGACATAAGGCTTTTGCAACAGTAGTTTTACCGACACCAGCAGTGCCAGACAACAAGAGATTAGGTATCTCTTTACGATTCACGAATTCCTGAAATGTTGCTTTCAGTGAATCCGGAAGAATACAATCTTCAATAGTTTTTGGGCGATACTTCTCGACCCACAACATGTGTTCAGCCATTCAAAAACTCCATAATATAAAAAAATTCATTGTATCACACTTTACGCCAAATGTCACCCTCCTTGACGTAAAGTTTACCATCCGGTCCTGGTTTCAAATGTATAGTAACATCTTTTTCTGTTCCAGGAATATATTTTGAACCAGTATAAAGAGAATAACGCGAATATAGATTATTATCAACTTCACCGTATTTGGCAGTAAAAGAAAGATGATAACCATCGTCAAGTTTTTTGGCAAGTTCATCGGAAGCAATCTTGTCATCTTTATAGACAATACGTTCACTAACTTGTTTATAACCCTCTACACCAATAGACAAAAGGCCTAAAAGGCCTAATGATTTTGCGAAATTTCTACGACCTGTGGTTGTCATTTAGCGTCCTTGATACCTTCAAGTAGAGCCTCAACTTCTTTGAATTCTGCAAAGTCTGTTGATAGAGACTGTTTGAATTCATAATTGGCGATTTTACGAACAATCTTTTTTGGAAGATTAAGTTCATCGTGAGCCAAATCAATAATATCTGACATAGATTCGTTGTTGGCTTTTGTTCTGTTCATGCAAGCAACAATCTCCTCGACATAACCTCTGAGACTCTTTAGTTGCTTTTCATCAAATGTACCAAATAGTGTGTGTACTGTGGTCATTTTAACTCCGCTTGTAGTTTACCAACAACTTCCAAAAGAGGTTCTAGTGTTGCAACATTACCATTCAACAGGTTAATCATTGTCATTTGAATACCTTCAGGATTTTTACCTTCAAATACAACAGAAACTTGTTTTGGATTTACAAAAATTGTGCCTTCTGTTTCGGCATCTAGAAATGGAATCAACATTACATTACACTTTCATTCTTTTCAAAAGCGACCCAATACTGAATGTCATCTTTTGTGTTTTTAAAATGTGCGAATCCTTTGAAGGATATTTGCACTTCGTACTCACCTGGTACCATCTTGATGTTCTCTGTTTTGAAAACAATCTTGTATGATTTACCATTGCCAGCACCAACATTGATTGAGTTGGTATGTTGTGCATCATCTTTAGCATCATATGCAACTAATTCAACAGATTCGCCGTCAGATTGCACAGAGATGTTTGGAGAAGATAACACAGAAGATGCCTTCATAATGTCAGCATAGTCTTCAGAGGTGAAAGTAAAAGAACAATCAACTTCATCCAATTTGATTTCTTTATTTGGAGGAGTGACAATCATTTCCTTTGCAGCTTTACGGAACTTAGTCTTACGGCGACCTCCGTTGAAGATAACATTTGCAGAGTCAAATTCCAATTCTGTTGCATCTTTAAACAAAGAATACACAGACAAGAATTGGTTCAAATCATACACACAGAAATCTTCGGGAAAGTCATCCTTCAGAATTGCCTGTGCAAGTACAGATTTACCTGCGGAAATTGTGGTAAGTTTATTACCTTTTTTAAATTCAATACCCTGATTGATTGATGAGAAATTCTTCAATACACTTAGGGTTTCACTTGATAGTTTCATCATTATTCTCCATTACAAAATTTTCATTAGAATACATTATATCATGTTCATACAAAAACATCAAGCAGCACATAGCATGTGCCAAGTGATGTATACCAGATTCAGGATCATTAATTTCACCTTTTTTCCAGGCCCATACATGTCTTTCTAATGCATCAAAGTACCTGCGTTTTGAGTCAGGTACTTTTTTCCAGTTATCACGTTCATATTTTTGAGCACCAAAAGTTAAAACTTTGACAGTTTCTTCTAGTGCTAAAGGTGGCAGTAAACCATACTCTAACTTATTAGCATCAAATTTACGACCAGCCTCCATCATCTTAGGCATTACATTTCTCCAACATAATTAGCAACAGCTGGCATATCTCCGTGGAAGTGATATGTACCAATGTGTTGAGTACGCATCCAAGGACACAACCAGATTGTACCACCCATGTTTCTCCACCATTGACAGAACATGTAATCTTCTGACAGATAACGCTCAGAACCTTTATCGATTACAGTGTCAAAATATGCGTGAATGTATCGTGAACCGTCAAAGTTCGCCTGACCCACATGGTCTGGTTTGTATTTGAGTTGTGGATATTGTGCAGCAAATTTAGGGAACACTTCACGTTTAATCATCATAAAACCTGTACCAATTTCCAATACTTCTAGTGGTTCATGTACAGAAAATTGCTGAGTTCCTTTGACAGGATTGAAAACGAAATCACCTGCAACTTTTTCTAGTTCTTGTGCTTCAAGTGCTGGGTTCCGTTCAAGAGCTTTCTTAACTGCTCTCCATTTGATGGCTTTCTTAGGATAAGGACCACCAATAACATCTTTATTCAATGCTAACATTGCGATAACATCTTGTGGGTTGAAATTAATGTCTGAATCGATAAACAGCATGTGTGTGCAATCGGAACGATTCAAGAATTCATCGACCAAATAGTTCCTTGCCCGTGTAATCAAAGATTCATTGAACAAGAAAGAGAACTTTACTTGGACTCCATATTGCATACAGAGGCCTTGTAAATCTAAACATGCCTTCATGTACAAACCATGATTCATACCACCGTACATAGGTGTTGCTACAAAGAGACTGTATTTTCTAAGTTCTTCTGTTTTAATATTTATTTCCATGTAAACTCCATAAAATAGGGAAAACCACTCCCGCAGAGGAGTGGTTTATGTTTTGCTTAATTAAGCAGTTAGTGAGTAACCTGCGCTCAATGCAGTTTTAACCATTGCTTTGGTTGGGGTACCAAGGCGGTAGAAACTAATTTTTTCGCCACTTTCTGTGTAGCGTGTGTTAGTGTAAATAACATGACCTTCTTGGCGAAGTTCATCAATTCGTGCGGAAACATTCTTGATACCGAAACGGCGTTGTGCAGACTTAACAGTGAAGGTGTTGTAACCACCAGTTTGTTTAAGAGCGTTCAAGATTTTTTGTTTTGCGGATACTTTTTCCATAATATAACTCCAATAATTTAAAATACCTCACATTGCGTGAGTGTCACCATCATACATTTATATATGACGTTTGTCAAGCATATTTGTGGTATACTTGTTTTATCTGCCCACTTGTGGCAGATACTTTGCCTTGGTTTCTTCCCAAGACAAATAGATTAGGTCATCATAGAAAAGATTTTCATACGATACCTTATTTTGTTTCTGTAATTGCCGAATACGGCCTTTTGCATACTTTGTTTTCCAAATGTTGGACAAAGTTTCTTCGCTGGTATCAAAAGATTTTACAAGTTCTGCATCACCAATTTCTTTGCGTAGAAATTCGTTGGTGTTATTGTACAACGGAGAAAAATAAATCCCACGTTGGTGTTCTGTCCGAATCAGTTCTTTAGGAATACCAAGTTTAGAGTATGCATAGTTCAGTGAACGATTCTTGTGGTCACGCTTCAATGGAAGTCCTTGTGGGTTCTTTGCTTCCCACCATTCGAAGTATTTTCTTGGTTCGTTTTCTTTAATCCAATCAAACACCATATTGCGGGTAGAACGAGAAGGTTCAAATGCAACTGATCCAGAAGAAAATCCCATTTTCTGCCAATGTTCCAGACCATCATACTGAGAAAGCCCGTTGGCTTTTGTTTTTCCGTACAATGACGTTGTAGTAACCCCAACAAGAGTGTCTCCATATCTTTCTTTCCAATCTTTTTGGACAGTATCCGCCAAACACAGCAGTGCCAATAGTTTACCACCCATGTAACTGTAACCGAGTGGTTGCAATGGAACAATAGTAGAACCGATTGCTGTGTGATTAATCATACTTTGTTGTGTCTTAACATCCCTAGACCAACCAATCGCAGTATCTCTAGGAGTGAGGTCAAGAAAGTCAGATGAAATGCAAATTACACCAAGGTACTTGTCTGTAAGGCCATCTTTGACTGTGTAGAATAGATTACGACCAATGTTTGAGTTGTTCTTCATTGTAGAAGAAAATGTACGGACTGCGTTCCATGTTTCTGCAAGTTCACCATTGGAAAGTTCTAATACTGGTTGCAGTTTTTCATAGTCATCAGGACCAGTTGGCATCCAAAAGTTCTTCTTAACCTTATCGATTATTTTAGCTTGATTTTTGTCAATCAATTGTTGTTCTTCACCATCAAACAAAGTGAAAGTAGTTTCTGTTGGATACCGCTCTTTGACTTCACACCATTTTTGATATAGTGTGTATTCTTTTACATCCATCTTGGACGCATAGGTCAAGTCTTGGATTAAAACTTTCTTTAGATTATCAACATCGATGTGTTCATGTGATGGATTCTTTTCCAACCATTCATCCCATTGTTTCTCTACAGATTCAATTTGCGGTTTTGCCATCGTTCAGTTTCTCAATTTTTTTCATCATGTTCATGTAATTTGCCTGCGCTTTGGATATTTCTTTAATTGTCTTCTGGCGTTTCTCTTGTCCAGATTTAAGTGCCAAAGGCTTTGCACGGTCAGTATATACTATTCCGTCCATGTGGTCAAGCTCATGGAGAAAACATCTTGCAGATATACCATTAAGTTTTGTGGTATGTTTTGCACCTAAGAAGTCTTGGTATTCTACCACAATCTCCTGAGGTCTGGTAATTCTAAGCCCTAGAAGTGGAAAAGATAAACAACCTTCAATCATATGTGATTCACCCGTAGATTCAACAACTTTAGGATTAAAAAATGCCACATAATCATCATTAGCACCCATAACAAAAACACGGTGCGGGAAACCACATTGATTTGCAGATAACCCCAATCCTTGATTCTTCTTACAAGTTTCTACCAAAGTGGATGCAAACTCATTTGGGTTGACCGGAGGATTCGAAAAGTCAAACTCTGCCAATTTTCTCCTAAGAATTTCTGCATCTTCGGCAACTAAATTAAAAACTTTAGTTTCTTTTTTAGTTGCGGTTACACCTTGTTTTACAACTTCTTCTGTACTATATTTAAATACTTCACTCATTTTGTCCATCCTTTATAAACATTTCTTTTACCCTTCCAAACTTCAGACATGGCGCCCTTATTTAAATTATTATTTTTACAAAACTCAGTTAACCCAAGAATTAAAATTTTTTCACCTGATGGAGAAACAAACGTGTATTGCTTTTTTAATTTATTTTTATGTTCTTCAGTTTTTGGTTTTTTAAATTTAACAAGAGTTTCATCAGAATATATACCAGTTTTACCTTTATTCCAAGGTGTATGTCCTAATTTGAGTTCACTTAAAACTTTTTTAACTTCTTCACTGTGTGTTTTATTAAACATAGGATTATTTTTACCTAACATACTTTCACTTTTATCTTTTTTCCATTCATCGTTATGTTTTTTACCATACATTCCATTCATTGGTCCATACATTGAACCCCCGGTTCCACCTGAATGCACATTATAATTTGGTTTTAATTTTTCAATCAATCTTATTTCACAATTGATTGCATCAAGTTTATTGTCAAATTCATGTAATAATTCAATAATAAAATTATCAATACCGTATTTTTTTATAGAGGAAACAATTGGCATTTTATTTGTTGTTGCTTTAGAGTGCAATTTAAACCTTTTATATATCGTTAATTTGGTATATCCAATATAAAAGTGGCCATTGATTTTATTAGTAATTTTGTATATTTTATAAGTTTCCATATATTTATTGAAATCGAGTTATCGTTACTATTTATTTAGTAATTGCTCTTTTTCAACAACAGAAAAATTGTTCTTTTTCGTGAATCGAATAATACTTCTAAATTTATCAAACATCTGGTCAGACTTATGACTAATAACAAAAACATTCGTATCTGATGATAATTCTTTTAATAAACCCATTAGAAGTTCAACTGAAGCGGTATCCAAACTACTATCAAATATTTCGTCTAAAATTAACAAATTCGTGTTTGTTGAATTTTTTAATTTAGCAACTTGACGCCAAGTGAATAATAATGCCAAATCTATTTTTTGCTTCTCACCTTCAGAGAAGTTGGAATAACTAAATTCATCACGGTGCCTAGATTTGATTGTTTCTTCAAAGCTCTCATTCAAGTTAAAGTTAACAAAAAAGTCCATCGCTTTCAAATACTTATTAACAAATTTGTTTATGATTGGCAAATACTGTTTGATAATCTTGGTCTTGATACCATTATCTTTCAACAAAGAAGCCGCATACTCATGGTAATGCTTATCAACGGACAAATTCTCTTGTTCTTTTTCCAGTTTGGTCAACTCCAATTTAAGTTCTTTCAACTTTTCATTTTCATCAGTTAAGTTGTCCTTGCGGTCACCCAACTCTTTAATCTCTTTGTTTAGTTTAACAATGTACTTGTTCACCGCAGAGATTGTGGAGTTGTGTTTAATAACCTCATTATTATGTTCTGTGATGTGTTTGTTGATAGAAACAATTTCATTTGTTCTAGTGGTGATTTTTTCCATTTCTTCCGTAATGGTCTTCAATGCACCTTCTATTTCTGTTTTCTTATTTTGCTTTTCTTGTACTTGTAAATCTTTCCATTCAGAAGTGATTACTTGTTTACATGTAGGGCAATCATCATTGTGTTCATAAAACTCAATGTCTTTTTCCACTTTCAGAAAAGCTGATGCCATTTTAACTTCAAGCTGCATAAACTTTTTGTTGCGTTTTTCTACATCCAACTTGTCAGTAATTTTGGTAGATAACTTTTCAATATGTTTGCTGATTAGTTCAATATCTTTGGTCAGCTTCGAGATAATTAACTCATTGTCTGTAATCTCTTGTTTCTTCTTGGCAATTTCTTCATCATTGTTTTTCTTGTGTTCCTCAATATTGTGTTCCTGCAACAGTATTTTTTCATTCACCAGTTCAACCGCATACTTTGTTTTTGTTGTGTACTCTTTGATTGTCACCATTCTTTCTTTGATTAGACCATTCATTGAAGTGAAAATTTGAATATCCAATAATTCTTCTATGATAGTACGCCTGTCAGCTGGTGACAATTGCATGAATGGTACAAAAGAAGCTGAACCAAGTATAACAATTTGAGTAAAAGATTTGAAATTAAACTTCAAAATCGATTTTTCTAAGAATTCTTGATAATCTTTAGCCCTGGCATCCTGATTTACCAGAATAGAATTGCAGTAAATTTCGAATATATTTGGTTTAATCCCACGAACAATCTTGTATTGTTTTTTACCAATTGAGAATTCGACTTCAACCACCGCATCAGAGTTGTTGATGGAATTTAATAGATTTGGTTTGTTAATCTTACGGAAGGGTTTGCCAAACAGGCCAAAACACAATGCATCAAGAATCGTACTCTTGCCTGCACCGTTGTTTCCAATAATCAATGTGTTTGTTGATTTGTTAAGTTTGATTTCGGTAAACGTATTGCCAGTGGACAATAGGTTCTTCCATCTAATCGTCTGAAAAATAATCATGTTTGCTCTAAGTTCAATGCCTCAACATAAAGTTCTTTTAACATAGTCTTTAGTTTTGTGTTATCGATGCCAGAGTTTTCCAATGCATCAACATATTTGTTAATGATGGTTATAGTGTCCTCTGCTTCATCTATCTTATCATCTTCTACACCTTCTGTCAAGTCTAAGGCGTCTTCAATAATGGTAATATCGAGTGGATTCACCATGTATAGTTTGTTCATAAACTGGTCGAACAGGTATGGATTGGTTTTATTAACGGCAACCACTTTGACATAAGAACCGGCAAACTTAGTCAAGTCTTTTTCTAACACTTCTTGAATTGTTTCCACTTTATCATCATATACAATTCTGTGGAACATTACGTTTGGATTTTTTATGAAAGTAAGTTCTTTGCTGCTAAAGTCAAAGATGTGAAAGCCCCTGTCATCACCATAATCTTGCCAAGTAAGCTCATACGGGTTCCCGAGATAATATATGTCGTTAGCATTAGATTTATGATGATAATGCCCACTAAAAGTGTGTGAAAACTTTCTGAATAATTCACGATTCAATCCTTCTTCCGATGGCATGCCACGGTGCATGGCAAAACCTGCAATTTCAAAATGTCCCATGCATATCTCTGCATCGGTTTCCTTGATTGTTGTCATACTATGTTCATAGTTTTCTGGACAAATCCAAGGCATCATACAAACTTTATGAGTACCAACATAGATGTTTGCTGGATGGTCAATCACATTGATATTGACATACTCTTTCAATAATAAATCCACAGAATTAACATCATTGGTGTTCTTGAAATATGTATCGTGATTACCAGCCAACATATGCACTTGAATACCTTGGTAAGCCAACTTATCAAAGAACATTTCTTTTGTTCTTTTAAGTG